GATGGCTCATTACAAGCTCAAGGAATAGGCAAAACGTCAAGCGTAAACGAACCTGCTCCAACGATTACCGAAGTGAGTGGCGTACGAACCATTGTGCGTCAAAACGGATAAAAATACAACAAGTATAAACACTTAACGTCTAAATAAATATGAATACTACAAAATCAGTTTACAATCGTTTGTTTCAAGAGGACAAGGTAGAACTCGCTTCAGAACGTGTTGAGTTAGCTAATGTCAAAGAAATACCTAATAAATTAAAAAAGATTTTAGATACCCAAAAAAAGTTAGATAAAGTAATACCACAAATTGAAACTTTAACTAAAAATAAAATCGAACAACAAAAATTATTGGAATTTTATATTAAAGAATCAAATGACTTTGTTTCGGAAATAGATAAGCAAATTAAACAATTAGGGTTAGATGAATCTACAGTTCCAAATTTAAAATCGTTAAAAATAGAAATAGATAACTCAAAAGGTTATATAAATAAGTAAAACAAATGAACGAAAAATCAATCTTAAACAAAGTCCGCACACTTCTTGGATTAGAAGTGAAGTTGGAAGTAATGAAACTTACTGATGGAGTTTCTATGCTTGAAGCAGAATCTTTTGAAGCAGGTCAACCTGTATTCATCCTAACTGAAGACGAACAACGTATTGCACTTCCTATTGGAGAGTATGAGTTAGAAGATGGTCGTGTTTTGGTAGTTATCGAAGAGGGTATGATTGCTGAAATCAAAGAGGTAAAAGAAGAGGAAGAAATGCCTGAAGCACCTGCACAAGAACCTGCCGAAGTAGAAGCTGAAGTTGAGGCATCTAACGAAGCACCACAAGCGAAAAAAATCGTTGAGTCTATCGTTAAAGAATCTTTCTTCAGCGAAATGGAAGCCCTTAAAAAAGAAAACGAGGAATTGAAAGCACAACTTTCAGCACAAAATAACGAGGTAGCAGTAGAAGAAAAAGAAGAAGAAGTTGCACCAGTAGAATTGGCTGAAGAACCTAAACCAATTTCTTTCAATCCTGAAAACACACAAGCTACCGAAGTATTCAAATTTGCATCTAAACGAAATGCATCTACTATGGATAGCGTATTAAATAGAATTTCAAACATTAAATAATAATTAAAAATGGCTACAACCACATCAATTACTACTACTTACGCAGGTGAATTTGCAGGTAAGTACATCGCAGCAGCTTTATTGTCTGCACCAACTCTTGACAAAGGCGGTATCACTATTGCTCCAAACGTTAAGTACAAGCAAGTAATCAAAAGAGTATCTACTGACGGAATTATCAAAAACGCTACTTGTGATTTTGATCCTACAAGTACAATCACTTTGACAGAGCGTATTTTACAACCTGAATCTTTCCAAGTTAACTTACAACTTTGTAAGGCTGACTTCCGTTCAGATTGGGATGCAATCCAAATGGGTTACTCTGCATTTGACACACTTCCTAAATCTTTCGCTGACTTCCTTATCGCACACGCTGCCGAGAAAGTTGCCGCAGGAATGGAAACTTCAATTTGGCAAGGTGTTAATGCAACTGCAGGAGAGTTCGCAGGAATTATGACTCAATTAACTACTGATGCTTCACTTCCTGCTGCTCAAGAAATCGCAGGAACTACTGTAACTGCTGCTAACGTTGTTGCAGAATTAGGTTCTATAATCGATGCTTGTCCTGCTGCCGTTTACGGAAAAGAAGATTTGACTCTTTATGTATCAAACAACATTTACCGAGCATACGTTCGTGCATTGGGTGGCTTTGCTGCTGCTGGTGTAGGTGCTAACGGTTACGATAACAAAGGTACAAACCAATCTTTGGGCGACCTTTACTTCGATGGTGTTCGTGTATTTATGGCTAACGGATTAGCTTCTAACACGGCTCTACTTGCTCAAAAATCTAACCTTTACTTTGCAACAGGATTGTTGAACGATATGAACGAAGTTAAAGTTTTGGATATGGGTGATATCGATGGTTCGCAAAATGTTCGTGTAGTTATGCGTTTTACTGCTGATGCTAAATATGGTTTCGCAGAAGATGTAGTTACTTACGGAATTGTAAACTCTGCTAACTAATCATAGCATAATTTAAATAGTATGGGAGGGGTAGAACGCTCCTCCCTTTTTTATAACTTTTAAAACTTAAAAAAATGTGCGATTTAGCAAATGGACGGCTCGAAGTATGTAAAGATGCCGTAGGCGGATTGGATGCAGTTTACTTCATCAACTTTGGCGATTACAATCCTGAAACAGGGATTACTTATGACGGAGTAAATGGCGATGTTATTGATGCCGTTTCAGGCGTATCTACTCTTTATAAATACGAACTAAAAGGTACTAATACTTTTGACCAAGTATTTAACTCTTCTCGTGAAAACGGAACTGCTTTTGTTGAGCAAACTTTGACAATGACTTTGAAAAAGCAAGATGCTACTACTCATAAGTCAGTTAAAATGTTAGCTTATGGCAGACCTAACATTATTATCCGTAACCGCAACAACCAATACTTCTTGGCAGGATTTGAACACGGAATGGAATTGACTACTGCAAACGCTTCTAACGGAACTGCAATGGGAGACCTCAATGGTTACACTTTGACTTTTGTTGGTATGGAAAAAATCTACGCCAATCTTATTGACGTAACTACTGAATCAGCATTGGCTACTGCCTTTGGTGGTGCTACTATTGTTACCTCATAATTTCTTTCTTCATAGCGTGTAAAGAGGGAGGTTTCGGCTTCCCTTTTTTATTTTAAAACAAAATCTATCGGATTACGTCTTATTAGTATGATAGTTTTAACAACATCTACTTCAGCTCAAACCTTTTCTTTCATTCCGAGAGATACGCCTAATGTGATGAAGATAACTGATGACCAAACTAACGTAACTGAAACAATCGCAATCATATCGCAAACAACAGGCGATTACTTAAATACTATTGAGGCTGAATTTACGCTAATCGAGGGACATTTTTACGATTTGGTACTTTATAAAAACACGGATATTGTCTATAAGGATAGAATCCTTTGTACTGACCAAAACATTGTAACGTTCTCTGTAAATGACGGACAATACACATCAAACACTACATCAAATACGTTCATAGTTTATGAATAACAACGTACACATATTAAATCTATCTGCTTACACTACTCCTGTAATTGAAGAAAGTAAGCGTGAAGCGTGGGTAGATTACGGAGAAGATAATGATTACTATTCTTTCCTCTTGGATAGATACACGAACTCCACAACAAACAACGCAATAATCAATAATATTTCACGCCTAATCTATGGTCGTGGATTATCGGCAGTAGATGCTTCTCGTAAGCCTAATGAATATGCTGCTGCAATGGCAATGTTTCACAAGGATTGTCTGCGTAAGATTGCTTTAGATAGAAAGATGCTTGGTCAGTTTGCTATTCAAGTACACTACAACGACAAGCACGATAAAATCCTAAAGGCTTATCACATTCCTGTAAATCTTTTGAGAGCAGAGAAATGTAATAAAGACGGAGAAATCGAAGCCTACTATTATTGTGATGATTGGACTGATATAAAAAAATACGTTCCGCAGAGGATTCCTGCTTTTGGTTACTCAAAAGAAAAGATTGAGATACTGTTTTCAAAACCTTACTCGGTAGGAATGAAGTATTACTCCTACGTTGATTATCAAGGAGCAGTTCCTTACGCACTATTGGAGGAGGAGATAGCAGATTACCTAATCAATGAAGTTCAGAATGGGTTTTCAGGAACGAAGGTGGTCAACTTTAACAATGGCGTACCATCTGAAGAGCAACAGAGCATTATTACAAACAAAGTATTAAGCAAACTTACAGGATCAAAAGGTCAGAAAGTTATCGTGGCGTTCAATGATAATATGGATACGAAAACTACTGTAGACGATTTGCCTTTAAACGATGCACCAGAACACTACACCTATTTAAGTGAGGAGTGTATGCGAAAAATTATGCTTGGGCATAACGTTACTTCGCCTCTTTTATTTGGTATTGCAGGAGCAAATGGATTTAGTTCAAATGCTGATGAGCTTGAAAACTCGTTTATCTTATTTAACAATATGGTGATTAAACCGCTTCAGGATGAAATC